GGAGCTCTCTCTCTCAACGACGCTGTGGGTCATCCCTGGTTCGCCCCGGCCGGTTTCACACGCGGTGCTCTACCGCAAGATGCTCTTGAAGCACGCGTGAAGCTTAGCCAGAACGATCTAGATTCCCTCTATGACAACAGCATCAATCCTCTGGTCGCTTTCCCGGGTGCGCCAAGAAGCGGAACCAATCCCGCTTCAGGGCTCGTGGTCTGGGGCCAGAAGACACTGCAAGTCGCTGCTTCGGCACTCGACAGAGTCAACGTGAGAAGACTCCTCATCGAGATCCGTCGTCAGGTGAGAGACATCGCTCAGACCATCATCTTCGAGCCCAACCGAGAAGCAACACTCGCTCGTTTCTCTGCAGCGGTCACACCCCGTCTCCAGAGAATTCAGGCACTCGCAGGACTCGAGAGATTCAAGGTGGTCATCGATTCATCTACAACGACTCAGGACGACATCCTCAACAACACACTCCGCGGAAAGATCTTCGTGCAACCCACGAAGAGCATCGAGTTCGTCAGCCTCGACTTCGTGGTGTCCAACAACATTCAGTCCTGACGCTAGGTTAAGGAGGAAGCTGCCAGAATATTATGCGATTAATTAGAATTGGTATAAACACCCTGATTAATTCCAATATCTTGGCAGCTTTCTGTGAGACCTCAGACATCTAACACAAACTCAAATTGTAGTAATATTTTTGAAATTCACACATACTTAGAAAAGGCGATATAGGAGAAAAGAAACATGGCCGCTGAAACATTAGACGTATCATCGATGCTTCCCGCGAAGTTCGAGCCAAAGCGTAAGAACCGCTGGGTCCTTATGATTGAGGGTATCGACGCTTACATCATCAAGACAACTGCAAGACCCACAATCACAACGGAAGAAGTTGAAGTTCCCTTCATCAACAGCCGACGTTACCTTGCAGGCAAGACATCTTTCGGAACCATGGCAGTGACACTGCACGATCCCATCGCTCCCTCCGGCGCTCAGCAGGTCATGGAGTGGGTTCGTACACACTTCGAATCGGTCTCCGGTCGCTCCGGTTACGCTGACTTCTACAAGCGTGACATCCAACTCAAGCTCCTCGATCCCGTTGGAACAGTGGTCGAGCTCTGGGACATCAAGGGCGCCTTCATCACCGAAGCAAACTTCGGCGAAGTCACCTACGAAGACGGCGGCCCAATGGAAATCTCAATGACACTTCGCTTTGATAACTGCGTGCTGCAATTCTAGTAAAAGTCCTTTACCAAAACGCTTGGTGAGGTATAATTACCTCCGTGGCTCAATGCTGCGGAGGTTTTTATGCTTAAGTGCCCTAACTGTGATTTTCAAGTCGAAACAATCAATTCTCTCAGAATCCATGCATCAAAAAAGCACGGCATGGGAAGTGAAGATCTTTATGTCAGCGTAGTCCTAGAAGGCTCTAAGCCCGCATGTAAGTGCGGTTGCGGAGAATCAGTAAAATTTCACGGACTGAGCAAAGGATACTCTGAATATGCCTGGGGACATGTCGCTAGAATCAACAACAATTGGGGGAATAATATAACAGCTAGAGAGAAGAGCATCGAGACTCGCAGAGAGATGTGGAAGAACGGTGAGATCAAGGGTTGGTGCACGGGATTGACTAAAGAAGATCCGCGGATCGCGGCGATCATACAGAAGATGAACACATCAGAAAGAGCACAGAAGATTTCAGACGCGTTAACGGGCCGATCAAAGTCTGAGTCTCATAAAGACAAGATAGCTCAAAACATGAAGTCATATTGGTCTAATGAAGAGAATAGAGCAAAGCAAAGTCAAAGACAAGCTGAGTGTGTCAAGAGTGGAATGCTCACAAAGGCAACGCGAGTGCACGGATACTATGAAAACCCAACAAAGTCAAACAAACATGTCTACTATCGGTCAATGTTCGAGCTGAACGCAGTTCTATTCATGGAAGCTGATGATTCTATCTCTTCGTATACTATGGAACCTCTCACAATCGAATACAACTTTGATGGAAAAATCCGTCATTATGTTGTCGATTGCTTAATTGAATACAGTGATGGCCGAAAGATTCTCATAGAATTCAAACCCAATTGTCACTTATTGGATCCAAAGAACGTCGCGAAATTTGAAGCTGCTAGCATCTTCGCATCTAACAAAGGTATGTCATTTGAAGTTTGGACCGAAAAGACGCACCCATTTCTCTCTCGACAAGTCACGTCTTTACTTATGTAGGGTGCTGTGCTCCCTGCCACACCCACCAGCACGTCGGTGACCCCGAATAATCTTCTAATAAAGACCTGATAGTTTACTCAAGTCATTAACCAGAATTATCAGACGCCGTACGTTTTTCGCCCAGCGCTAAAGTTCTGCTCAATTTCTGTCGCGGTGAGTGCCGCACTGTAGACCATGAATTGTCCCAGTCTCATGTTGGCGTAGGATCCGTCGCCCATGTTGGTGATGTCTGTTGCCGCTATAGCATAGTACAGTCCTGCACCTCCTTCGATGGGATTCAGACGAGCAAATGTCGCGCTCCCTGCTGCCGCCCCGTTGACGTAAGCATTGAGCTTCGTCCCGTCGTACACAATCGCAAAGTGATACCAAGCATTGAGGGGTGTCGCCACCGTGGACGTGATCGAGGATATGGCAGAACCATTCCACATGCCGAACTTCATCGTCCCAGCGACCATTTCCATCTGCGAGTTGTGCCAGCCTGCAGCATTGGGAAGGGCGGATGATCCAATCTCAGACAGCAGCACACCGTTGTCCATTGGATAAGCCCACATCATGATCGAGGTGATGTCGGTCGGCACCTTCGAGGCCAACGAAGTGTTTGTGATCAGCGTGTCGTTGCTGCCGTCAAATGTGAGGTAACCGCTGCTGTAAGTCGGTCCGTTGTACAGCGTGGCGCTGCTGTTTCCCTTCAGGTCAGTGACTGTCACTCCGCTGCCCGGATATGATGCGGCGTTGCCGATATCGTAGTGAAGGACTAGACCTGTCGTGACTATTGCGGTGGAGATAGTAGAGAATCCACCGTCGAATCCAAATTGGGACAGTGAAGTCGAGAATCCTCTATTGAAACCGCTGAATCCCATGTCAACCCACACCGCCGAAACCGTTACTGCCGGTGACAGGAAGCATCTCGGTCCATGGAATGACTGTGAGCCCGGCCACTACCGAGAAGGGCACTGAAGTACCAACTGCTCCGGAGATGAAGAGTCTGTCTGTCTTCAGTTCAGCTGAGAAAGATTCAGATCCGCTGAGGATGAAGTAGTTCGAATTCTTCGCGAGGAGCCCATTCTGTGTAAAAGCGACTGCGATTGCTGTCGACGTAGCACCAGTGTTCCTCACCAAGAGGAATTTGGAGACAGTGTCGAATGTGATCTCGCGTGTTGCTCCAAGCGCCACGATCGAAGAAGTGACGAAGGGAATGCCTGACATCTGGTATGCGGGTGAGTAGTATTCGCCCATTGAAGGATTTTTTAGTGCCATTTTATTGTGCCCTGTATGCTATGGATGCGGTAAATATCAAATGCAGAAACAATTATAACCTGCTGACAAAGTTATGCTCATCATCAATTAAAATAGGTCAATAGTTTTTACAACGTCTATTTTAGACATAAAATCCGTTTACACAGGAGAATATCAAACACATGTCAGAAGATCGTGATTCAAAAAATGCAGTTTTCACTCAGGGGCAACAAGTGCCAGCAGGCGTTGATCCCCGCATGCCGCGCCAGACAATTGCCGAGAAAGTCAAGGCCGACTTTGGTCTAGACATTCCCCAAGAGATCGTTCCGCTGCCGTCGATGGGCAAGGTTTACCACCCAGAGTCACCCCTTCACGGCCTTGAATCGATCGAGATCAAGGCGATGACAGCCCGTGAAGAAGATATTCTCACGTCAAGAGCTCTCCTCAAGAAGGGCACAGTCATCTCTGAGCTGATTAAGTCATGCATCATCAATCGTTCAATTGATCCACTTCAGCTTTTGTCGGGCGATAGAAACGCCATCATGGTGGCAATTCGAATCACCGGTTATGGCCCTGAGTACAATGTCGAGCTTGAATGTCCCGAGTGTAGTGTCAAGTCACCCCACGGATTTGATCTCTCGTCATTACCTCTCCGACGCCTTGAGATCGAGCCTGTACAGCCAGGTATGAACGTGTTTGAATACCAGCTGCCTTATAGCAAGAAGAAGGTGCACTTCAAGTTCATGACCGGCCGCGACGAAGAAGAGATCATGGTCATGTCTGAGAAGCAGAAGAAGCTTGCTCTCGGAACCGAGTCGAATGTTACCACAAATCTTCTGTACTCAATTGTGTCTATCGATGGCGTCTCAGACAGAAGCAAGATCTCAGCTTTCGTCAAGAACATGCCTGCGAGAGATTCACTGTCCTTAAGAGAATTCATCAAAGACAGCGAACCAGGCATCATCATGCGTCAAGACACTACTTGTGACGCTTGCGGCCACACCGAGGAGGTGAACATGCCGCTCGGAGTCTCGTTTCTTTGGCCTCAGGCCCGAAGATAGAGAACAGCTGGTCTTAGAACCGGCATTCCTCCTGATGTATTACGGCGGGTGTCTGTATGAAGAAATCATGCGGATGCCCGTTGCCTATAAGCGTTGGTTCATCCAAAGAATCAATCAAGAGATAACTAGAACCCACGAAGCAGGACAGACTCAGACCCGCGCGGCCCATCAAAATCAACCCGACGTGCGTGAGCTTCAAGGCAAGGTGAGAAATCAGTCACCTTCTCGCCTTAGAAGATTCACATAATGACAAGTTTGTTGAAATTGTGTGTTCTTCTTTTTTTCGTCGTATTATTTACGCTTAAGCTGAGGTAAGCACGTGTCTAAAGGTTCCAATAAAAAGTCTGTCTTAACTGAAGATCTCTATCTAAACACTACGGGCAAGATATTTCTTGCGTCTCTGGGTGCTTGGATGGTGGGTAAATATGTCAACACAAAGCTGAAGGGCAGTCGAGACGAAGTGTCTGCAGTTGCAGACGCGCTTATTTCTTCTAGAAGATTTCAAGAAGAACTCAATAGACCTGGTGCCTCTGTTGAATCTGTCGTAGAGAAGCTCAGAGTAAAAGAGATGTCTGCGTCCACATTTGAGAGAGTTTTTGGCGTTAAATGGCCCCTGTGATTAAGGTCATAGAATTAAGTAGGATTTAAATGGCAGAAGGCGGCGGTGGCAAGGGAGGCAGCGGACCCAATCCGAAGGAAGTAAGTGCAGTTAACTCTGTGCTTCAGCAGCAGCTTGCCATCATGAACCAGCTGAAAGACGCGATTGCGTCAATGACTACGCAGATGTCAGAATTCTGTGAAGTCTCTGATAAGTGCTTTTCTTCTGACAAATGGCAGCAGGTCACCAAGCAAGCTCAAGCTTATAGCAGTCAAACAAAGACGTCAACTCAAAGCACCGGTCAGCTTGCTAAGAAGGCAAAAGAACTATCCACTAATTTTAGCAAGTTAGCTCCCACTATCGGCGGTGTAGCTGGCGGTTTAGCGGGTCTCAAGCAGGGATTTGCTAGCTTTGTTGCAAGTCTTAAAGGCGGGATCAACGTTATCAAATCAGCTGCTTCAGCTATCTTTGATCTGGGTAGATCAGTCATCTCTGTGCCCTTCAAGATGATGAAGGGCTTGATTAACATGGCAAATCAAGGCGGAGGCGGCGGTGGCGGCCTTGCTGAAGCCATGGAAGAACTCAGAAAAGAGTTCGGATTCTTAGGGCCGACGTCTGCAGCAGTTACTGACGTCGCCAAGAACATGCAAGGATTTTCTGATACTGGTCTAAGTGCCATAAGAGTTTTCGGCATGGCTGCAGACAGAATCAAGTACATGACTGCTCTCGCAAAAGAGATGGGTCCTCAGTTCGCTGCAAATGCTGAAGAATTCCGTCGAAACGGCGGAGCAATTCTAGCCTACCAAAAGGGTTTGGGTCTCACCGGTGAGCATCTGTCTGCGCTGGCGATTAAAGCTAAGCTCATGGGCGAAGACATGAGTTCTACTCTGAATGGCATCACTAAGCAAGCTTTACACATGTCAAAAGCATTTGGATTAGATGCCAAGGTAATTTCAAGAGACATGGGCAAAGCCATGGCTGATGTGTCTCACTTCGGTCACTTGACTACACAGCAACTCAGTTCTGCTGTTGTTTATGCTAATAAATTGGGTGTGTCTATCGACAAGCTGACTGGCCTCATGGATCAGTTTGATACGTTCGACAAGGCAGCCGAGTCAACTGCATCTCTTAATGAACAGTTCGGAACGAACATCGACGCGATGGAATTGATGGCTGCACAAAGCCCAGCCGAGAAGATGGAAATGTTGAGAAAGTCTTTCCAGGCAACTGGAAAAGATATGTCTCAATTAAGCTTCCAAGAAAGAAAATTAATTCAACAAAAGACGGGTCTAGATCAGGCTACATTTGATGCTGCAATGGCGCAAGATGCTCAAGCTGATATTCTCGGAGATATCAATAAAGAGTCTAAGAAAGCCGAAGACTCAACTTTAAAGCAAGCTGACGCTATGAAGCAGCTAGCTGTCCAAATTGAAAGAGTTGTTCAGAGCGGTGGCGGAGGATCACCGGGAGGAAGCTTCCTCGAAGCATTTACCAGAGGCTTCACGGAAGGCATCACCAAGACCCGTGAGTTCCAGCGTGTGATGATCAATATCAGACGTTCACTTTTTGAAGTTGGTAGAATGGGATTCAACCTGGGTCAGTTGTTTGTGAAGGGCTTCCCAGGTGTAAAGCAGATTCTTGATGGTTTAGGCGATTTATTCGATCCCGCGAGATATAGAAAATTATCGGGTGAAGTCCTTAAAATATTCAAGGGATTCCAGAATGGAAGCATAAAGTCATTTGACGAATTAATGAGCAAATTGAAGACAGCATTCTTTGACTTCTTCAAGGCAGGCACACCGGCTTACGAGAAGATAATCGGAGGATTTAAGAATTTCTTCACTGCGCTCATCAAGATTGTTTCTCAAATGATCATATGGATTGCTGATCACATTGAAGGTGCCATCAAGAGCTTGATTGAGTCACTTAAGAACGCTAAGTCTCCTGGAATGGGAACATTCACGAAAATGTTCAAGCCGCTCATAGACGCTGCCATGCACGTTTTTGAGAAGCTCGGACCTCTTGTCTTGCCCTTACTGCTAGCTTTAGGTAAGAAAATCTTTGAAGTTTTAACTTCTGAGCAGTTCTTGACTTTCTTGAAGAAAGCCGGTCCGATTCTTGCACTTGTTATGTTTGGTCCCTCGCTACTGAAGTCCTTGACGGGTGCGTTGACCGGCACCTTGGCAGCAGCCGCCTCCGACGCAGTGAGAAACGCTTTCTTAGGCCCAGGATCAAAAAAGATTAGCGAGATGACGGGCAAGCAGTTCTCCGAGCTAATGTCAAAGGCTACTCCTCCCCCCGCTCCTGCCGGTGCAGGAGGTCCAATAATTCCACCTGGAACACCTTCTCCTGCAGAGACAGCAAATGCTCAAGCTACGGGCTCTATCATCGACAGCTCACTCATAATCAAACTCTTACTCGCATTGGCTGCAATTATTACAATCGGTCTAGTTGCTTTCTATGCAGCTTCTAAGATGGTTGAGAACATGAGCCGTGAGCAGATAGAGAATACTCTTCTTACACTCGCCGGCATTGGAATAGCGATTATACCCGCTGCTATTGCAATGAAGCTCGTTTCCGGTCAGTCTCCGGCCTCAATTCTTGCTGCGATTCCTGCGTTAATTGCTTTAGGCCTGGTCATTCCAATGATGGCAGCTTTAGGCGTAGAAATTGCTAAGTCTCTTGCAGGAGTTCCGCTTGGCGACATCTTGTCGGCTCTTGCTCTAATTCTTGGCATGTCAGTGGCATTGATACCTGCCTCAATGGCTCTCGCTGAACTAGCCGGAGTCGGCGGCGTTGTGTCAGGTGCAGCACCGCTTATATTGGTTGCTTTGGTAGCATTAGGACTTCTCGTTCCAGCGATGGGTCTGCTGGGAATCAAACTTGCAGAGATGGCAGCAGGAATTGAGTTAAGCAGTATTCTGAAGGCAATTATCTTACTTGCAGGTATGTCAGGAGCACTCCTAGCTGCTTCAGCTGCTCTAACAGGTTTAGCAGCAGTAGGACCACTTGCCGGACTAGTTGGTGTTGCAATTATAGGTTTAGCAGCCGTGGGCCTAATTGCCGTCGCGATGTTTGAATTAGCTCCGGAACTAGCTGATGCTTCCTCATCGATACCGCTACCTAAAATACTCAAAGCTCTAGCAATATTAGGTCTCATGGCAGTTGCTGTTGTCGAAGTAGCTGTCGGCATGGCACTATTAGTAGCTGCGGGCGCGTTATCAATTCTAATGCCTATCATTCTGAAGGGGCTATCAGCTGTCCAAGAAGTCGGTGTTGGACTCATCGACACGGCTAGGGTCTTAGTTGAATCAGGACAAGGATTTAAACCCACTAAACTTGGACCTATCATGGGTGCTCTTGCTTTAATGGCTGTCACCATCGCTGAAGTCATTCCAAGCATGATCTTGCTTGCAGCTGCTGGCGCGTTGACGCCTCTGTATCCTGTCATTTTATTAGGCATGATTGGCGTCGAAGAAGTCGCAACTTCATTATTAAAAGCAGCGCCTCAACTAGCCGCTGCTGGAGCAGGTATCAAAGCTGCAGCTATTGCTAGCGCGATGGGAATAATGGCACTAATGGCAGTAGCTATCGCTCAAAGTATAGGAAGTATGCTACTACTCGTCGCTGCAGCCCCACTAACATTATTGGCGCCTATCATTATTTTAGGCATGATCGGTGTGTCAGCAGTAGCCGCTGCACTTTTAAAGGCAGCGCCTAAGTTGGCTGAGGCTGCTTCAGGAATTGATGCCGGTGCTGTTGCAAATGCAATGGGCATCATGGCTCTAATGTCTTTAGCAATAGTCCAAGCCATTGGCAACATGCTGCTCTTAGTCGCAGCTGCGCCTCTTGCCTTGATATACAAGATAATAGGTTTAGGACTTAAGGCAGTCACTTGGACGGGTGAAGATCTTCTCAACATGGGTAAGACAATTGCTGAAAAAGCCGCAGGTATTTCAGCAAGCAGTGTGATCGATGCGATGGGTGTCCTAGGTATAATAGCACTGCAAGTTATCGAATTAGCAGCAATCGCTGCTCTATTGACTGCTCTCGGAGCTCTGATTGTTACTTGGCCGATCATCAAGCTGGGCATGAAGCTAATGACGTGGACTGCAGAATTGCTTGCTGAGAAGGTACCCAGCATTGTAGAGAGTGCAAAGAAAATAGGATCATCAGGTCTTGCAGAAGCAATGCCAGGTATTGAAAACTTTGGCAAAGCATTGGATCAATTTGTGAAGATCATGGACGCGGTTGCTAGCCTATCTCAAATGGCAGAAGGCCCTATCAAAGCGATGGACTTTAGCTGGCGTGATACCGCAGCAGACAAAGCGAAAGCACTCGACAGTTTGAAGGGTGTTATGGACACCATGATGACCGGCGTCACGAATATATTGAACATAGTCTTGAAGATGGTCCAAGAAGTGGGTGCTTCGAGCGAAGCGCTTGAAGGTGCCAAATCAATTGTTGAGATACTAGCAGCTGTCGGTAAAATTGCAGAGGCGATGAAGCCATCACCACAATTTTTTGACGCTGTCAAAGCAGCTGACAATGACGATGTGAAAAAGACGATGACTGAAGGCCTTGCGGGTCTCACCGATTACATGCAAAAAGCTAGCACTCAGATTCAGGCAATTCTGGTCGTCATTTCAGAAAAACTCATACCTGCTATTGGCGGCATGACACCGCAGCAGCTAGAAGCTGCCCAACATCTAGCACCTCTCATCGAGGCAGTTGGAAAAGTTATATCTGCTATGCAGCCCCCTGACAACGTGATGGAAGTAATTCAAGAAGCTTCAGGCAATTTTTTAAAGATAAAAATCATCATGGATGGCGTGAGTTCTTATTTGACTGCAATGGCTCCTGCGATCGGCACGCTTTTGGACAATCTGGCTAAATACATCCCGAAGCTCGTCCGAAAAGTTGTCGGAGTAGGCCTCTCACCGGAGCAAATGGATGCTTTGCAAGCTCTAGCTCCTCTTCTTTCGTCAATAGGAACTCTTGTCGGTTCACTCCTTACGCCCATGGCAGAGATCATGTCAAAGGCTGATGTTGACTTCTCTGATGCTGAAGAAGTTGCTAAAGTTCTCGGTAACATCGACATGATGTTTGCTAAGATGCAGGGTGCTTTAGACAAGATTTTAGATAAAGGCGGCCCCATGCAAAAACTTATTGATCTTGTGAAGGGCGTCACTCCCGAAGCCGCAGAAGCAGCCTCAAAGCTCTCCGGTGTGATAAATGCTGTGGGCTCTCTAGCAAAGGGCTTGCTACCACCACCTGAAGTTCTGAAAGCAATCCAAGACGCTGCGGCTGATGAAAAGAAGCTGACAAGCTTGATGACAAGTATTGAGAAAATTGCCAGCATCCTATCTGACAACGTCGGCAAGCTAATGGGATCTCTATCGGGTATGGTCACATCGCTAGCCAGCGTTTCAGTCACACCCGACCAAGTCAAGTTGATGGAAGTGCTTGCTCCCATCTTAGGTTCTGCGACAAAACTTATCTCTGATCTCATAGCCAACGTCACGAAGAAGGGCCCGCCAAAAGCTGAAGAAATGGGTCCGCTGCAGGACTTCCTAGATAAATCAGTCGTTGCTATAAAACAAGTCTTTGATTCAATGTCGCAGACGGCGACGGACATGGTAAGATCAGTGGCTGAAGCAATAAAAGATCTCTCTAAGACAGGCCTTAAGCCAGAAGCCCTGAAGAGCGGCATGGAGTCTCTCAAGTCTGCCTTTGATATCATTACTTCAGTGTCCAATGTGATGAAAGACATCTCTGCGATGGCCACAAAGACTGACCCGTCGGGAGCCGTTTCTTTTGATGCAAGTGGTTACGGCGTTTTATTGGAAAAAGTTGATGAATTAATTAGCGCCATCTTTGAAGGCGACGCGTCTATCCTGCAGAAAATTTCCGCAGGCTTGCAGAAACTTCCTGCGGATTTTGGAAAGCAAAAAGACAAGGTTGAAGTCTTGAAGCTCACCTTTGACATGATCGACTCGCTTAATAAGGTGATGAAGAGCTTCTCCAAGGGCGAAGGAAAAGCTGCCAAGATAGACATCAATCCTAAGCTAATTGTAGAAAATCTTAATAAGCTAGTAGATATAGTCAATGAGCTTTCAGCAAGCGAATCAATTCAAAAATTACCAACAAGCTTGACAGGATTAGCGCCGCTAGGCAAGCAAAAAGAAAATATTACTAGTGTAGATCAAGCATTCAAGGGACTTGAAGCTCTGACCAAGACGCTTAATGACAACAAAGTTCAAGATGTCTCAAGCGTCGCAGCAACACTCAAGACAAATGTCGAGAAGCTTAACACGTCGCTTAACGATATATTGACCCCTGCCTCGACTCTATCAACAACAATCTCTAAAGTCACGACAGACTTCAAAGTTACAACACTTCAAAAATCTCTCACAGAGCTCGGCAGCATCGTCAAGGCTGTTCAACAATTAGATTCTGCGCTTGGATCTTTAGGCAAAATTAACTTGCAGTCTAGAATGACAGCTATTGCGGGCTCAGCAGGTTTAGGGTCCGCTGGAATCTATACAGTGAAGAGCAAGGATGTTGTTGTGCAGATAACACTTAATGTGACGATGGAAGCCGGAGCAGTTGAGAGAGCCATCATTTCTGATTCAAAGTCTGAGATAAAACGCGTTGTCAATTATCACTCTGATAAATTAGGCACGTCTGCCGAAGATCTCAAGGGTGATGGTTATAATCACAATGACTACCAATTAAAGTAATATAGACTTATGATCAATAAAGAAGAATTTTTAAAGAGTCTTTACTCACACGAAGCAATGAGAGCTGCATTTGGGCAGGTCAAGACAAGCAAAGAGACAAATCAGATTAAAGCTTGCATAGACGAAGTCATTGGAAAATTTTATGACAGCGTCGCTGAAGCTTATGCACCTGTCCAAAAAAATCCCGACATGTTTAAGAATGTGGTCACAGAAGAAGAGTCAAGCTTAATTAACTATGAAGAGTCGATTAAAGTGACTAAAGACAAATGACCGACAAGAAGCTTGACACAGGTACGGGTGGAATCAATATAGACGGTAAAGTCTATACGTACGATGTTGGTGTTGAAAGAGAAGTCGGAGACGATGGCCCCTGGTCGGGTGGAGATGTCAAGGTTGACACACAGGCACGAGATGTGTCTAAAGGTACGCGTCGCACTCTAGCGCAGTATTTGAGCGACACGACATTGGGAAAGACTGATTCTGTTCCACAGCAAGCAGGGTCTAAGGGAAACAGATTCGTCATTCCCATGCAACCTGACGGTAATCCTGGCACGCTCTTCACGACTGTTGACGGAAACCCTGTAGGTCCTCAGCCCACACCCTCCAGCGCTTTTGAACCCAATCTTAGCGATCCGAACCGCGATGCTCGTCCAAACTTACCCATAGCAAATCTATCAGAGGAAAAAGTCTCACGCGGAATGATCAGAAGCACGCTGAAGAATGATGATGCTGATAATGCTACAGCTAATCAAGCGGCTGGAATTGACGGCAACAATTTATTAAAATTTGACCTAGAGTCAAATATTGTTCTGCGCCGCGGTTTGACGCTAGCTTATGAAGGCAAAAAGATAAAAGATGATCATCCTGTTGCTACTTACAGTAGTTCTCTTATCAAGAACAGATGGAACACAAGCAATCGATTCGGAAGTACACCAACAGAAGATACTCTTAGAAATAGACCGCTCGCTGCCATAAAATATGAATTGGGTGCGTCATATTCACCCGAACGTTATCTGACTGATCCAAATCTAAAGACTGTTTCACATGCTCAACTTGCTGGTGTTGCCAATACACTTATGGCACGCGCGAGCACAGAATTAACTGCAACTGATGAAAATTTTGATCCTGCAAATGCAGGGTTTCAAACTGCTGCATCGCTACTGCCGGGCTTTGGTCAGTTAGGTGCCGCGAGAGTTTCTGAGCTTGTTTTGCAAGCTAAAGATGTTTTAGAAAATATGGATCTCACGGAGACTGACGGAGATGAAAAATCTCCTGGTATTGATGCAGCTAATATTACTAGCATAGCTCCTGGAATCACATCCGCGCTTACATTTGATGCTCCGCTTCAATCGTGGGGTGCACTTAACAATCCCTTTGATGTGTACACAGGCCTGGGTGCTTTGGGAATGCAGATTCTTTCAATTGCATTTGTCATCGCGATTACCATAATTCCGTCGGCGTTAAACATTAATTTGGATGCTAAACCACCTGGTGGAGAATTAGATGAATATTCTAGAATGCCCATAGGTCGCTACAAACAAACAGGCAAGCCTATTCCTAATCTTTCTGCAGGTTACTTAATTTCGGGACTCGCGACCGGTTCTATTAGTTGGGCTACCATTCTTGGATTTGGAGAGACTTCTTTTCCCCTAAGCAGATGCATTGCTATTGGTATACTCGCTTTCTTTGGTCTCTACAAGCCCATTCTTGGTAAAACCCCGGAAGAAACTCAAGTTTCTGTAAAGCAGTCGCTCTTAGGCGCGCTTACATTGAGCGGCACAGAAGCATACGTCATATTTTCAAGATCAATTATTCGATCATTCTTGCTCTTAGTTGATGAAATTATTAAAATAGGCAGGGCTTTCGCTAATCCCACTGCAGGAATCCAACAGCTGCTTGGCTTTATTGAATTTTTTAGATCTTCAAAGATAATGAGATTCCTCAACACCTGCGGTCTACTAGGAGATCAAATGCTCTTGATTGATCTACGGAATACTGACGAAAAATCAAAGGGATTCGGGCCTAGATCTTCATCGGTTGATGCGAAAAGCATAACAGGAGATTCTGCGTATAGAAAGTCAAGACTAATAGAATTAGGTTCTGCGGCTTCAGAAAACGGAAACGCCGGAATTTCAGGTGTCAAAGGTTCAGCTGATTCTGCAGGAGGCTCTGCAAAGAATTTGCGTCATGCCTGGTCTTCATTTAGATCACCTGACATGTTGATCTTGCCAAAAAACTTACTTGCAGTCTCGCTCGTAGACCAAGAGCTCGGTGCACCGAGGCTGTTGCCCAACATTGAAGAAGACGAAAGAGTTGGCACAAGAAACGGATCATCAACATCACTCAAGCTTCGAGGCGGCGTTTACTCGGTAGCCGATACTAATGAGAGAATTAGCTCTGATGATAGGAAATATTTTGAAGGTGTTCTTGACGCTGAATACATGCCATTTTATTTTCATGACGTAAGAACGAATGAAATAGTTAGCTTTCATGCATTTTTAGCAAGCTTAGGAGATAGCTACACAGCAGGTTATGATTCAACCGACGCATTTGGTCGTGTAGAGCCTGTCAAAACTTATAAGAACACAGTAAGAAAAATTGATGTAAGCTTTCACATTGCAGCAATGAGCCCAGAAGACTTTGATTATATGTGGCTTAAAATCAACAAGCTAACGACCTTGGTATATCCTCAGTTCACACCTGGAAAGCTTGCAACGACACCGAACTATAGCGTGAGTATTCCATTTAGCCAACAAATTGCAGCTGCACCGCTTGTTAGACTTCGAATTGGTGACCTTATACAAAGCAATTATTCAAGATTTAATCTTGCTAGACTTTTTGGTTACACATACGGTAGCGATGAGTACACTGATGAATCAGGTAGGCCAAAAGGTGCAAAGGGAGCAGATCTCGGTACAATTAAAGTGCCAGAAAATTTTAGAGAACTTATTGCGTCTGCAAAGACCACTGGAAATACCTTCACATCTCACGGAGAATTAAATTTTACTTCGTTTGAAAAGCCGAACTCAGGTCTGAGAACGTTCAGTGGGACGCCGAAATATCTAAGACTAAAAATAAATAAAGTTGACGGTGTTAAAGCTGAATGCACCGTAGAAGTAAATCAAGATATCTTAGAAAAAATAAAAGAACCCGCCAGATCTAGTGTAAAGACTTCGGTTGAGAAATCTTATGGTTCTCCTGATGACCCAAGATCTTTTATCATTGGTAAAAAGTGTATAGTGCATCTAGATGATTTAATTCCTACTGACGAGACTTACAAGAAAGTCTTTGATAAGCAGCCTGACTTGCAAAAAGTAGCAAATTATCAAGCTGCAGTTCAAAATTTTATGCGCCCCGAGGTGAATTCTGTCGTCAGATCTTTTGAGTCCTCAGGAGGTAGAGGTATGCCAGGTTTCATCGAAACCATGAGTTTTGACTGGTATAGCGGAGTAACTTGGGAAGAGGATTCCAATCGCGGCCGCGCACCAAAAATGTGCAAAGTAACGATGTCATTCTCGCCGTTCCATGACATCACCCCAGGTCTTGACTCACGAGGCGCAAATAGAGCACCCATCTATCCAATAGGGCCGCACGCTCCCAAGAAACGAGTTTAAACTTTTAAAGGATACAAGCTATGGCCTTATTCGGAAGATATGATGCTAGTAACAAGATAGATAGAGGAAATCAGCAGGGGACATCTTTCACTATATCAAGAATACGTCAAGGCATAAAGAACGGATCAATACCTCTAGTCGGACAAATTGTCGCAACCGGCGCAGATAGACTCGACACACTCGCAGGAACTGTATATGGGGATGCCAGATATTGGTGGGTCTTAGCAGCTGCGTCTGATATCGGTTGGGGTTTACAAGTACCGCCTGGCACACTAATCAACATTATTGATCTACGACGCATAGAGGAGATATCGTCCTAATGCTCGAAAAAGACGACCCTAGGTTTTTAACGGACTTGATGGATCTACTCTCTCCCAGAGGCGTAGGTACAACTGCTAAAAGTAGCCCTTCACTTGATAACATGCCAATTGATGAGCGTGTTAGAGTTCTTCTCGTTGACAAGACGAAAACGTTCGATCAAATTAAAAAAGAAGTTGAAAATTATTACACAGCAAAAAAAACTAATCAGGCTACACCCGCCGAGCAAGACTCTGATGCAGATCTTCCAAATAATTTTCATGGCATATCAACTAAAGACC